ACCGGAGAGCCGATTCTCATGCGAATGGAAGAGAGCCAGGTATGACCACCGCCACGAAGCCGAAGAGGAAGGCCGTCTGTGCCTGCCCGAAGTGGGTCACGGGCCGCCTGGCGTTCCAGCTGGAGACCGACGCGGCGGACGAGCGGCCGTTGTTTCTGCGGGTGCTCGTGCCGTGGCCGGCCAGGACAGCGGTGAGCGAGGGCTACATCCGCCAGATGGAGGAGCGGCTGCCCGGGGCCATGGAGATTCAGAAGCCGTCGGGCAAGAAGGCCCGGGTCGTGATCCGGGTGAACAACACGTCGGAGATCAGCTACACGATCTTCGGCATCTGTCCCTGCGGCAACCTGCTGCTGGAACGGAACTAGGGGAGGACCGACGGGAGGGGGGATGGGGACGATGAGTGAGGGGAACATCAGAAAGCCCGGCCTGTTTCGGATGGTCGGCACGATGATCCGCCGGCGGTACTACGAGGAGGAGTCCCGGGAGGCCCAGGCCCGACTCGAAGTAGCGTCGCTTGAGGCCGCCGAGGGCGCTCTCGGCGAAGCTGTCCGGGCCATGCGCCCGGAGGACGAAGGGCTGGTACCGGTGCTGGGCGGCAGTCCCAGGAAGCCGGGCCCGGAGGAGAACGCGACGCTTCGTCAGCAGGCCCAGCGGGCAGCGTTTCAGGAGCCGCTCCTCAAGGGCTACCTGCGCACACTGAACCGGTTCGTCATGGGCCGGGGTGTGACGGTCACGGCCGAGATCACCAAGTCGGGCAGTAAGGACCGGGACGAGGAGCTTGAGGAGCGCGTGAACGCCTGGCTCGACGATTTCCGTGAGGTCAACCAGTGGGAGAAGCTCGAAGACGAGATCCCCAACCGGGCCTGGCGGGACGGCGAATCGTTCATCCGGCGGTTCACGCACGAGAAGGACGGGCCCCTGGTGCCGGTGTTCACCCAGCGCCAGCGTCAGCGCCTGACCCAGCTCGGCATCGAACGGGACGAATGGGGCGGCCCGTCCGTGCCCCGGGGCATGACCATGCTCCGCATGATCGATCCGGATCAGATTGACGATCCCCTCGGCATTTTCGAGGAGGGCATCGTCACGTCGGACATCGATGCTCAGCACGTGGTCGGCTACATCTGGAGGCCGGACAAGACGAAGCAGGACGCCGAGTTCATCCCCGCCGACGAGATGGAGCACCTCAAGATCGGCGTGGATTCCGACGTACTCAGGGGCCGGACCATCCTGGAGGTGCTGCTCAAGAAGAACCGGCAGTACGAGGACTGGCTCCAGGCCCGGATCCTTCTCTCCATCGCCAGGTCCAGCGTCTACCTGTTCAAGAAGATCACCGGAACCAGGGCTCAGGGTCAGAGTCTCCGCGACCAGGAGGCCAAACAGCTCGACTCCACCAACGACCAGAAGGTGCGCATGCCCAAGCCCGGGAGCTCGGTGCACCATGGCCCCGGCGTCGAGTACGAGTTCAAGGCCCCGCAACTCGCAGCCCAGGACGCCCAGCACGACGGCCGTGCGATCCTGCTGAACATGGCCGCTGGTGCCGGTCTGCCCGAGTACATGTTCACCGCCGACGCGTCGAACGCAAACTTCGCCTCGACGCTGGTGGCCGAAGGCCCCGCGTTCCGCGAGTTCCAAAGCCAGCAAGACGACCTGCAGACCACGTTTCGGCGGCTGCACTGGTGGGCCATCGAAGACGCCATGCAGGCCGGGGTCATCCAAGGCCTCACCGAGGAGCGGCTGTCAGATATCACGCTCGTCGTGCAGTACCCGCACGTCGGCGTCAGGGACCGAAAGTCTGAGGCCGAGGCCAGCGAGATCGAGAACCGCGCCCGAGTGCGGAGCCGCCGGACCTGGGCCGAAAACTCGGGCCTCGACTACGACACCGAGCGCGAGCGCATCATGATCGAAGACCAGGAGGACGTCGAGTTCACGGTGCCTTCAGCCGGCGCAGGAGCTGAGGAGGACTGATGGCCACCATCTACCCGAGGGGCGAAGGCAACTGCTACCAGGTCAACCGCTACACCTGCGGCGTTCCGGGTTGCGGCGCCCGGGAGACCGTCGAGTCGGTCATCCCCGCCGGCGAGCATGGCCTTGATGTGGATGAAGGCCCCGAGGGCTGGCGCCTGCTCCATGGGTTGTGGGTGTGTCCGAACCACGAAGTCATGATCGATGCCGACCTGAACCTGGGCAAAGGGGTTGGCATCGGCCCCATTGAGATTGCCCGTGGCGAGGACTTCTGGAGGCGAAATTCATGAGCACCATGCACGCAAAAGGAGCATCGATCACCATCGATGGAACACGCCTGGACCTCCGGAGCTCGACGATTCATGTCGATGAGGGGCCACCTCCGGTTGAGATACCCGATGGTGGCGCAATTGGTTTCTCTGCGTCATGGCAACTCGGCAACGGGTTCGTCCAACGGTTTCTGAACGCACAGAGTACATCGTTCTGCCCGTTTGAAATCTGGGGGCGTCGGTCCTTGCTGCGCCGCCTATTCTCCCGACCGTGGCGCCCGTGGCTGCCCTGGGAGCGGATTGCGGGCGTTTGGGATGTCTCCGCCATCGAGCTGGATCACTGCCGACCCCACGGAACTATCACGCTCTCGTTCTCCCCCTTCTTCGTCCGACGCACCCTTCATCGGAAGGAAGGTTTGGCACCATGAACAGCGCAGACCACGGCATCATCCCCTTCCCCGCCGACCGGGTGCCACTGGTGGGCCGGAAGAACCCGGTCATGCGGGTGAAGGTCAACGACGACGAAGTGCTAGAGGTCTTCCCTCCGAAGGCCGATGCCGAAGACGAGCAGTGGGACGCATTCGGTGCCCTGGCCGGAATCATGGTGATGGCCAAGGCCATGCAGGGCGCCGACCCCTGGGGCGACCTGGTGGCTGTGGCCGCCCGGAAGTACGTAACTCGCTTCCAGCCCATCGTCACGCCGGACTGCGGGTAGGAGACCGTCCATGCCCTACCGGCTGAACCCCGACCGCCCCGTCTGCGTACAGGTCAAGCACGGCGACCGCTGGCAGAAGGCGAAGTGCCACCCGACCCGCAGCCGGGCCCGGGCCCACCTCACGGCGCTCCGGATCAACGTGCCCGAGAGCGTGCTTGCCGAGTCCGTGTTCAGCTCGAAGACGCCGCCTCGGTCCCGGCGAAAACTCGGCCGGTCCATCAACGACCGGCTCATGGACGCCAATCTCCGGCACCGCCATGCCTTGCTCATGACCGAGAACGGCATCGCCGCGAAGGTCGCCAAGGCCTACGAGGAGGCGCTGGAGGAGATCGAGAAGCAGCTGAACCGCATCGCCTCCCGGGAGGACGCGCTGACGAACCTGGGTCGGGTGCGGAGAAACCGGCTGCTCGCGCTGCAGGCCAGGATCGGAGAGGCGCTTCAGATCGGCGACGCGGCGGCCCAGAAGGCCGTGGCCGATGGCGTGACCGAGATCGCCATGGTTGAGGCCAACTACCAAACGGCCCTCATCGCCAGGCTGGCGCCGGCGGGCATCACCCTGGACCTGGTCGGTCCCGACGAGGCCTTGCTCCGCAGAATCCTGGAAGAGCCGCTGGGCGGCGAGCACTACGCCAACCGGTTCAGGAAGAACCACCGGGGCACGCTGCGGGCGATCCGCCAGGCGCTTGCCGAGACCGTGGCTCTCGGTGAAGGCGTCGATGCGGCGGCCTACCGCTTGCGCCGTGCCGTGACCAAGCTCTCGAAAAACCGGGCCATCACGATCGTCCGTTCCGAGATCCAGAGGGTGGCGAACCGCGCCGCCCAGGAAGCTTACGTCGCCAATGCGGGGCCCACCGGCGTCGTCAAGGGCATCGCCGTGGTGGAAACGCTGGACGGCCGGACCTGCCTGGTCTGCATGGCCAAGGACGGCCAGACGTTCCCGCCCGGGGAGCGGCCGAGCTCGCTGCCGCCCTACCACGCCAACTGCCGGGGCTTCATTACTCCGGTGCTCAAGAGCTGGGAGGAGCTGGGCATCGATCGCAGAGAGCTCCCGGCCAGCACCCGGGCCAGCATGAACGGCCAAGTGCCGCAGCCCGTGACCTACCCCGATTGGTTCGCCGACCAGGATGCGGCGTTCCAGCGGGAGGTCCTGGGCGTCACTCGCTACCAGCTCTACCGGAGCGGTGACCTGAAACTCACCGACATGGTCAAGAACGGGCGGATCTTGCCGGTCTCGGCATTGCCGTCGCTCAACTGAGGGGGGGAAGCATGGACAGGAAGGGCATGTTGGCTCTCGCCGGAATCTTCGTACTCGGCTGCGTGGCGAGCTGGGCCGTCTTCGGTCTCGGCGGCGCCTGGCGCGTCGGGATCCTGAGCTACCTGAGCGGGGCGCTCACCGTGGTGGCTTTGGCGACGTGGTACACGGTGAAGCAGAAGGGGGCTGGGTGATGGCGAAGGGGGGTGCGAATGCCGAGCAGCGACCATCTTCAGTGGTGGTCCAGAACCTCGACGACGGTCAGGTGATGGTCTGTCTGCCGTCGGAGTTCAACGGCGAAGTGAAGCTGCAGTGTCAGGGGGGGGTGGTGGCCAAGGTACGGGTCGACTCCGTGTCCAGGCCTCTCGGCTACACGGAACTCACGGAGACACTCCAGGGTTAAAGTCCTTGACAACGGCCCAGGGTAGGGTTTTACCTTCGGGTCAGACATAGCAGTACCGGGCCACCGGAACGAACCGCGCCCGGCCAGCTCTCCATGACGGAGGGCAGGCCGGGCGTTTCTTTTTGCGGGCTGGGGAGGGGACATGGGAGAGGGTGCGGCGGTCGTCGAAAGACTGGACCTGCATGAAGTCGTACCGGCCGGGGAATTTCTCCACGAAGCCACCGTCGAAGGCAACATCATCCAGAACGTGAGCCTCCTCGGATCGGTGAGCAGGAACGGCCGGGTCTATACCCGCGAGGCCATGCAGGACGCCGTGCGCCTCTACAATGGCGTGCAGGTCTTCGCGGACCATCCCAGCTACAACGACCTCACGGGCACCGGCGGGCGGAAGTTCATGGACCTGGCCGGCAAAATCCTCAACACCCGTCTCTCTGGAGACCGGGTACGTGGGGACGTGCACCTCATTGCCGGCCATTCGGTCGGGGAAAACCTCAAGACCATCGCAGAACAGATGCCCGACCTGGTGGGCTTCAGCCACCGGGCCAAGGGCGAGAGCGAGACCGCCGAAGACGGTACGGTGGTAATCAAGCGCCTCACCGAAGTGAAGGCGCTGGAAATCGTCGTGGATCCGGCAACCACCGATGGGCTTTTCGAGTCCACGATCGAACAACCTGAGGAGCAGGGGGAGGAAGAGATGAAGGATCTCAAGGCCGTGACGATGGAAGAGCTGAAGGCCCAGCGGCCCGATCTCCTTGAGGGGATCACCGAGGCCGTCAGGAAGGATCTGGAGGCCCAGGCCGATCAGGACACCGAGCTCACCGAGGCCAAGGAGCGGATCACCGAGCTGGAGGCCGAGAACAAGGACCTCCAGAGCAAGCTCGACGAGGCCGAGGTGGCGATCGCCACCCGGGAGCGCCAGGACCTCATCGACGAGAAGCTGGCCGAGGCCGAACTGCCCGACGAGGCCGTGACCGACCGGTTCAAGAAGGACCTGCAGGAGGCCAAGGACGAGGCTGCCGTCGACGAGATCATCGCCGATCGCAAGGCCCTGGTCGAGAGCCTGCCCAAGAACCTCCGGTCCGGACAGCCGCGTCAGCCGGCTCGGAAGATCGACGACGTGGTCGAGGGCAAGGGGGAGGAACCCAAGCCGGTCACCGACGACGTGGTCGGCGACGCCATGCAGAAGGCATTCAGCTAGGCCAGGACCGGCCGGTCCAGGCTGTCAGGAGTCCAGTACGGCGTGCGCCCCTCGGGTGGCCACGTCGGAACCACGGACAGACGACCCGAAGGGAGAGTGAGGGGAGAGGATGAGCGACCGACAGCTGTATCGGAAGACGGGCAACACCTTCAGAGGGCCCGTCGACAGTGCCCAGACCATCGAGCTGGGCGACATGGTGTTCCTGAACACCGACGACATCCGGTCCATGGCGCAGTTCACCTACGGCGCCAGCCTGGCGATCACCCAGGTCAACGCGGCCGCCAAGTTCCTGGGCGTCGCCATGAACGCCTCGGAATCGGGCGAGGTCAGGGACATCACGATTCGTGGGACCGGCGTGTTCGAGTTCGACTGCGCGGCCGCCACGTTCGAGATCGGCGACCTGGTGGCGCTGGACGACAACGCCGGCGGCACGGCGCTCTTGCCGCAGCAGGTCATCGCCTGCGGCGAGAACGGGCACGGCGCCATCGGACGCGTGGCCAAGCGGTACAGTGCGAACACCACGCGGGTCGAGGTCGAGCTGCTCAAGCACCGGCCCGAGCCGTACCCGGTGATCATCCCGATCTACGAGGGACTCATCACCGCCGGTGCCGACTTCGTCACCGACTGGACGGCCCAGTACCCGTTCAAGCTGGTGGCAATCCACACGTTCGTCACCGTGCTCACCGCTGGCGCCCTGACGCTGAGCGTCCACAAGGGAGCCACGGCGCTGGACGACACCGTGACCATCGCGGACGGGAGCGCCGTCGGCGTCACGGGCCGCACGGCCATGGACGACGCCACCGGCGACGACCTGTTCCTGGCCGGCGACACGCTGAGCCTCGTGGGAGACGGGACGCCGACGGCCGGGCAAGCCCTGATCGCCATCGAGATCAAGCCGATGAACATGCAGGTGGCTTAACGGTCGCCTGACCGTGTCCTCGGCTGCAGGGAGATAGTCGAAGACCAGGGTTCGGGGGTCGGGAACGACCCGGCCCCCGGGCCCGACGAGGGGAGAACCTGGGGAGGGGAGGAAGACGATGCTTCGCAGATCGGAGATCCGCAGCCTGGTCGAGGCGCATGGCGTGCAGGGGTACCTGGAGATCCAGGCCCGCATGCTTGGCCTGTCCAAGGATGGGCGGATGAACAGAGACGAAAACGGGACGCCCATCCTGGAGAGCCACGTCCAGCTGGACAACGGCCGCAAGCTCCCCAGGAAGCGCCCGGAAGACTTCTCGATCAAGGCGCTGTGGGAGGCGCTGGTCGGGCCTGTCGAGGAAACGCTCGCCTACAGCCAGCAGCAGTTCGGCTACGTCGAGCATCCCATGGAGTTCCGGGAATCGGAGGGCGGCGGGGTGTCCACCGGCGCGTTCCCGAGCGCGGTGGGCCAGCTCATCGCCACCCGGGTGATCGAGGGCTACTCGGGCGCCAGCGGCGTGGGCAACGAGCTGGTGACCGTCATGCCGTCCACCCTGCGGGGTGAGAGGGTCGTCGGGTTCACCAGCCTCCAGGGTCCGAAGGAAGTGGCCGAGGGCGAGGAGTACGAGGACTCGACGTTCCGTGAGAAGTACGTCACCACGATCGAGACCAAGCGGGGCCGCCTGCTCAGCATCACCGAGGAGGCTGTGCACCACGACCAGACGGGCCAGATCCTGCGCCGGGCCGCCATGCTCGGGCAGAAGGCCGCCGACGACCGTGAGCGGCGCATCATCCGGGGCGTGGCGGACGTGAAGTCCACGGAGCGCGTCTACCGGCCCAGCGGAACCGGTGAGCAGCTCTACGCCTCGGGCAACACGAACTACATCTCCACGGCGACGCCGCTGGTGGACTGGACCGACATCCAGGAGGTCTTCACCTGGCACGCCGGCAACGTGACCGACGACAGGGAGACCGACGACGAGCTCGGCGCCCAGCCCATCGTCTGGAAGCCTACCCACCTGCTCAGCTCGGTCGAGCTCACGGGTGTGGCCGCTCGGATCTTTGCCGCGACGATCACCACGTCGGGCAACGTGGAGGCCCCGGCCGCCGCGGTGCTGAACGCCCTGAACGCCGGCGGGATCAAGCCGGTGGCCAGCCCCTACCTGGACGCTGCCGCCGGCAACGCGGCCGACGACCAGTACGACGATGCCAGCGACTGGTTCATCGGGGATTTCCCGAACCAGTTCGTCTACAAGGAGAACTGGCCGCTCCAGACGTTCCGGGCGCCCATGACCTCGGACTCTCAGTTCCGCAGGGACATCCTCGCCGAGTTCAAGATCCGCGAGTACGGCGACCTGAACTGCGTCGAGGAGAAGCTGGTCGTGAAGGTCAACGCCGCCTAACGGCAGCGCACTGACCTGACCCACCACCAACAGGATCCGGTGGGGGGGGGTGGGGTGGACGGGACCGGGGTCCGGCCCGCACGGGCCGGCCCCGGCGGATCCATCGAACGAAGGAGAGGAGCGAGCGGTACCCATGGAGACCAATCCGCACGTCGAGATCCGCTACCTGGACGACAACCGCATCGTCTACGGCCAGGCCGAATGGCTGAGCCAATACGTCGATGCCGGGGAGGCGCTACCCACCGAGAAGTACGCCGCCGTCTACCACGCCTGGGCCCGGGCCCGGGGCAAGGTGGTCCCGGAGGTTCCCTCCGAGCCCGAAGAGGACGTCGAGGAGCCGAAGGCGCAGCACGAGTCCGCAGGGGACGAGGGCAACGATGAGTCGGCCCAGGAGAAGGAAACGGAGTCAGCCGGGCAGGAGAAGGAAGCTGCCGAGAAGGAGGAGGGGCAGCCGGAGCCCGAGGAGGAGACCCAGGACATCGGCGTCCCTCTCGGCTACGAGGTCCGGCAGTACGGCAAGTGGTACGTCGTCTACGATCCGGACGACGGGAAGGTCGGCAAGGGGCAGGACACCTACGCCGATGCGGTGAAGCTCGCCCGGGACCACGCGGGCCTGTAGGGGGCCGCTGAGCCATGGCGCTCACCTTCGATGTGACGACGAGTCGGGGCAAGGTCAGGCTGCTGATCCACGACACCGACACGGCGACGGCGGCGAACCAACTGTTCACCGACGCCGAGATCGACGCGTTCCTGTCGCTGGAGAACCAGGAGGTCTACGCGGCGGCGGCGGCGGCCTGTGAGAGCATCGCCTCCTCGGCGGCCCGAAGCGCCATCCGGGTCCGCGCCGAGCGCATCTTCGACATCGACCGGCGGGACGTGCCCGGCCACTTCATGAAGCTCGCCAAGACGTTCCGGGCCCGGGCTGTGGAGGGTGAGCCGTGGGAGATCAACGACTCGGTGGACTACCACATCGACCGCTACGGGCGCGACCTCGGCGAATCCTGGGGTGAGGAGGTTTAGTTATGGCCAACGCTCCGCGCTCCGATGTCCTGAGTGGCTTCGAGAAGGAGCAGGTCCTGGCCACCGTCCGGGACGTGCTGGACGACACCGACGTGCAGGTCGAGATCACGCTGAAGAGCCTGACGTCGCAGAGCGTCGACCTGGAGACCGGGGCGGTCACCCGTACCTCGGATGCCGATACGGTCAACGCGCTTCGGCGTGTGGTCATGGCGCCCGAGGTCACGGCGAACGGAACGCAGCTCGAGCCCGAAGACCGGGTGTACCTCATCGACCAGGCCGACCTGACGAACACTCAGCTCCAGACCGTGGACCGGATCGTCGAAGGCACGCTGGTGCTCGGCGTCATCGATTTCGCCGCCGACCCATTCGACATGGTCTGGCAGATCGTTGCGAGGGCTGTGTGATGCTGCTCTACCGCTGCCCCATCGACCGGAAAGAGTTGTTCAGGGCCGAGGGGCCCGTGGGCGTGCGGATCTCGATTCCGTGCAAGCAGTGCAAGGCGGACGGACGGTCGCCTTACGTGACGCCCGTGGTCGATGATGGCCCGGTGTTTCAGCGGACCTGCCGGTGCACGAGCTGCAAGCGGACGCAGGTCATCGACTGTCCCGTGGACGACTCCATGGTCTGCATGGTCTGCGGCACCCGGACGCTGGTAGTCGTCGAAGAGGTTCGGCCCAGGCCCGAGCACGAGAAGGGCCGAGAGACGGTGGCCATGAAACAAAGGCAGGCGCCGATGTCGGGATGAGGTGTGCCGAGTTGGAGCAGAAGGACGAGAGCCCATAGAGGCCCGACGAGAGGCCCGAGGCTGAAGAGAGCTTCGGGCCGTTGTTGTAGCGACGAGAAAGGAACGGGGTGAGACAGCGTGGCGAGAAACGAGGACGGCTTCACCATCGACCTGGAGACGGAAGGCTTCCGGGACTGGACGGAGTCCGTCATCAAGGAGCTTCGGGCCGAGCATGCCCGGCTGTTTCTCAGGAAGACCGCGCTGGAGTTCCTGAAGCGAGTCATCGACCGGACGCCGGTGGACAAGGGCCGGGCCCGGGCCGGGTGGCAGAGCTTCCTCATCGACCAGGGCGCGGCCTCGCCGATCACAGGCCCGGACGTGGACCCAGCCGCCGTGGCCGAGGGCCGGTCGCTGTCCAGCTACCAGGAGGGCGGCGGACTGTTCAGCACGGATCACTTCATCGAGATCATCAACGGCGTCAGCTACATGATCTACCTGGAGTACGGCTCCAGCGACCAGGCACCGGCGGGCATGGTCCGCGTCACGTTCCGCGAAATCCAGCTCGGCCAGGTCATGAGCAAAGCCATGAGCGAGCGGCTCCAGAAGCTCTACACCCAGGTCAACCGGCGGATGCGCTCGCAACGGCTTTCGTCGCGTGGTCGTGGCTTCGGGGCGCTGTCCGCTGTGGGCTCGGCGGGATGAGGGGGTGAGCCGTGGCCAGGGAGACCGAGAACGTCCAGATCAGCGTGCTGAAGCACTTCAACACCCAGCTCGCCGGCACGTCTTCGATCCACTGGCCGGGCATGGACTTCGATTCGAAGGCGGTGACCGAGTGGCTCCGGCCCAGGCTGTTCGGGCCGACGCCTCAGCCGTCGAGGAAAAGCGAGCGGAGGGAAAGCTGGATCCTGGACACGGGCTGCTTCGCCAAGACCGGCGAGACGTCCGCCGGGGTCCAGAAGGAAAACATTCACCGCACGAGAGAGCTGGCCGACGCGGTGATCGGGGCTTTTGGCCAGCAGGACATCAACCTCCAGGACTGGGGCGCAGGCGGCGATCCGGTCATTGGAATCATGCGGTTCGAGGAAGCGGAAGTGACCGCTGTGCCCGAGCCGCTGGAGAAGAGCGACCTACAGCAACTGACGGTGCGAGTACCGTTTACGGTGATCCTCTAGGGGGCCTAGGGGGCGGACGAGGGGAGGAAGAGGACGATGCCTGTCAAGAATCTGAGGGATGGGACGATCAAGATCGCGGACTCGGGCGGCACGGGCGGTTCGGACGTGATCACAGTGGCCGTGGAGGAAGGTGATCTCCAGTGGACCGAGTCGAGTCCGGTGGACATGATCAGCGACCGCGGCACCCTGGACCATGCACGCCAGGGCAACGATGTGCCGGTGGAGGGCTCGTTCTCGATCCTCTACCAGGACCACCTGGACCCGAACAGCGCCACGATCACGCCCTACGAGGCGGTGACGCAGCAGGGCGCGGCGGCGGGCTGGAGCTCCGACGCCTCGAACGGCGGTGACGCCTACGCGGTGATCCTGGAGTTCACCATGAGCGATCCCTCCGGCGGCTCCGACGAGGTGGTCACGTTCACCGAGGCCTACGTCGAGGTTGTCGAGTTCCAGGAGAGCTCTCCGTCGAACAAGATGGCGTTCAACTTCCGGGCTCTCATCACGCGGCCGAGCTACAGCTAACCCTGCCCCTGACCCCGGGCCGGGGGGAGAGGAGGCTGTAGGCCATGCCGGTCAAGAATCTGAGAGATGGCACCAT